CAGCTAGTCGATAGCCATGCAGAGACTTGTGCAAAACGCGAGTGGGGCGACAAGCTAAAGCATTACGACAGGGCGCAGCTAGAAAAAGGCATGGAGTATATTAAAAACCTGATCGTCGATGACGATGAAGGCTGGAAGTTTATGAATATCGGTCGGTGTGTTGGCGCGATACTCGAAGCAAACAGGTCTACAGCAGCGCACAAGGCTCTACCAGCCCCAGAGGGCAAGAGAATGGATAAAGCCGAGGCATTGAGCCTATTCGCAGCTATGCGAGCTAACACAGGCTTAGAGCTAGCCGAACCAAAGCTCATAGACACAACATCGGTAGAGTCAGAGCTAGAGGTTATGCCGGTAATAAGGAGAGATAGCGATGTATAGCGAGATTCGGAATAAGGAGGTCAAAACTAGAAAGGGCCATTCGTGTGAATGGTGTGATGAAAGGATAAACAAAGGATCTTTGGCTCGCTATAGAGCTTACATCTGGGATGGCGATTTGAAATCGGGCTGGATGCATTTAGAGTGCTGGTCGGCTCAAGAGCGCGAGGATAGCAAGCTAATTATTAATGGCTGGATGCCTGGCGACTATAAGCGCGGCACGACGATCTATGCCGGTAATTGAGAGGGGTGGAGAATGATTTATGTTGTTATAGTCGAGTGCAATAATCCAGTTAACGCCAGGTTGTTGACACACCCAAACGGGACAACAGAGAACTACAGAGCAAAATACGACGCTGATGAGGTTGTAAAAGAAATCAACGACAGAGAAGGTAGCGTATTTGCCAGAGTCGTAGCTTTATAGCGGGGAATAAAATGGAAAACACATACAAGGAAATAAAGCACTGCGCGGTATTCCTATCGTGCATATTCGGGCCTTGGGTTTTGATTGACTTAATTAGGGGGTGGGTGTAAATGATAAGGCGGCACTATTTTTTTAGCGGGTATGTGTCAGGTTCTAAACCTGACGAGGCTATAGCGGTATTCGATGGCGTTCTTAATATAAAAAGCCTGTTTCAGAACCCAGGTAAAGCGTGGGAAGAGGTCAGGCGTCAGTTGGCTGAGGCTAAGGGGCTTCCTCTTCAAAGCGAAAGAATCAACATCAAAACGCTAGCCAGGTTGTAGCACAGCACATAACTATACGGAGTGAAAGATGATTGAAGTTCTTGTGTTTCTTTATGTGTTTTTTTTACTTATTGCGTCGTTAGTTTTTCTGTTTTGGTATGCGACCGTAAAATTTTCCCGGTTTATGGATCGAAATAAAAGGACTGGCGATGACTAACCCAACGCACATAACAACAGAAACCTTGCCCGGAATTATCGACAGTGTTAAAGCCGCTTGCGATGCAGATAAAGAATATCAGGTTTCAATAACGCTATTCGATAACTCGCTGAAGGCCCGCCAGAGGGCGCTTGCACAATGCTGGTACAAAGACATAGCAGAGGGGAGGGGGTTGTCGCCAGCAGCTGCTGAGGCGTTTTGCAAGTACCATTACGGGCTGCGCATAAAGTGCGAGAACGATCCAGATCTAAATAAAATTGTTAGGAGTATGCTCGACGGAAAGACTTATGAGGCAAAGCTAAAAATTATCGAGGTATACGATGATTGGTTCCCAGTCCTTAGGAGCAATGGAGGTATGGGTGTTGAGCAGCAAGGGCGGTACCTCTTTGAAATACAGCGAGGCATGGGGGCGGAAGGTATATTCCTAACAACACCAAAAGAACGATCACTATTGAGTTACCCGGAGGCAGTATGAGCGATTTCGAGAAATGCGTTAAGCGAGAGTGTTTAAGCGGAAGGTTTTCAATAGGCTGTATCTATGGACTTTGGGCTGTGTCTGGTGCGGATAAGAGACAAGTTGAGTCAGAGGCCATGCACTATTGGCAGCAATACAACTCTGATGGTGAGTATTATCAGATTTTAGGCGGAGAAAGCCCTGGAGATAAATTATTCAAATTAATTAATAGCGAGGTAGGATAATGGTTAAGAAAACAAAATCAATAGCAAAGCTGGTAGACGATGCCTAAGCGCAAGTGCACAGGATGCCGTGACCGCTTCGACGCTGAGACAATGCAAAAGCTACCGGCTGGATGGTTCCACAACTTCGATTGCGCTATTGATTATGCCAACAAGCGCACAGCCAGGGCGGCTAAGACTGCAGCCAATAAGGTCAAGAAGGAAAAGCGCGAGCAGCACAAGGCGGATAAGGAGCGGATTAAAAAACGGACAGGTAAAAATGGGCATTACGACAACTTAAAAACAGACCTCCATAAATACATAAAGCACGTTTTACGCAAGGGAGAGCCGTGCTATACATGTGATAAACCTCAATCATCAGGCGACTCAGGTGGGGCGTTCCATGTTGGGCATTTTATACCGGCAAAAACTGTTGACCCTCGCCGATTTATGGTCGATTGGCTACGGATTCAATGCTATTCATGCAATGTTGCAAATAGTGGCATGCGGGCAGAGTACAGAGAGAGATTAATCAATGAGGTGGGGCGTGATGCAGTTCTATGGTTCGAGGCCGATGTAAATCACCCAAGCCTAAAAGAGCAATACCCAAGCGTGCAAGATATTAAAAGCGAGGCGGCAAGGTATAGGGCGCTAACTAGAGCGATGCTAGTGTAAATAAATATAAATTAGCGCTTGCCTGTGCCCTCATGTGTGTGCATAATAAATAAAAACAACGGGTAGGACGATGAAGACTAACGCAGATTACCAAAAGGATAGATACGACCGTGAGGCCGATATGGGGCGAACACCTATGCGCCGGTTCGTGACGCCAGAAGAACGCGAGCATATTGACGAATGCCTAGCCAAGTACCGCAAAAAGCAGGAAAGGCTAGCAAGGAGGGCAGGTAAATGAAGTCGTGCAAAACATGCAAGCACTGGGACCGTGATACCGCAAAGGATAAAGCCGGTAGGATAAGGTCTAATTTGGTAGCGCCTTGTTTATATCCTATGCCTAGACTACCAACATCGTTTAATCTTGGTATCACACAAAAACAACTGAGGTGGATGGCCGCTGGCTATGGCGAGAAGTGCGAAACACATGAGAGTATAAAATGACTGACATAACAGGAACATGGGCCACCATACCCGACTGCCCTAAGTACGAGATGCTTTATGATTGTTCAAAAGGCTACGCATGCCGAAAAAAGAAAGAGCCAATGGGTTATCGTAACGGTATTAAATCACGTGGCTTCACAGGTGGTCGGATATTACAGGCTGGTCCTGATGGGATGGTCGCACTAAAGAACCATCCAAACATGATGGCAGAGAGATACCCTCCGGTGGAGCTGCATGACCACACATTCAAAGGCACGCGCCTAATCAAGCCATCGGAGCGCAAAGAGATCAGAATTCGTGAGGCGGCTGAGAGAAGGGCGGCAAATCAACTAAACAGGGATATGACAAGTGAGTGAAATTAAATACAAAGTTTATGTTAAAGATGAGAGTGTTGCAGAGTCAATTTATAAGGATTTTGTAACTTTGGTGATGGTGTTGTTTTGCGTTTATATCAGTCAAGATAGCAAGTTCTGGACATTTGTTGCAGGCATTATGTTTATAACATTCATGTTTGCGAAAATAAGCGCAATAATGAATAAGGCTAGCGGTTTTAAAAGTAAGCAAGACCTGCAAAATTGGGTGGATAGTTTAGATGAGTGAGGCAATGAAAATCAGGCTATTGTCTGACACTGCAACAGTACCAAGCAGGGCCACAAAGGGTAGTGCTGGTTACGATCTTAGCTGTGACAAAGGTTTTATATTGCAACCCAACGAACGACGGTTAATCGGCACTGGTTTGGCTATCACTCTGCCTGTTGGATCATGGGGAGAGGTGATGTCGAGATCAGGGCTGGCGTCAAAGTACGGCATTGACGTGAAGGCCGGGACGATAGACCAAGATTACATCGGGGAGCTGATGGTGCTACTGGTTAACAACGGCAATAGACCTCTGCGGTGTGAAGCTGGTGACAGGATTGCACAGCTAGTCGTTCAAAAATACATGAAGCCAAACATCATGGTAGTACCGTCGCTGGACAAAACAGACCGAGGCGATGGTGGTTTTGGGCATAGTGGAAGATAACGCCAAGTTAAACCGCCTTGTTATACGCCGATACGGAGCGATAAAAGTGCATACATTCAAAATAGATTTAAGGTCGCTAAAGATGGAAACTCGTCAGGTAAGGGATGGCAATGCGATGCACCTTGAGGGGCGAACCAATATTATAAACCGTGACGAATCTATCGAAGAGGGGGAATGGCAGAGAACAATCACCATACCAAACTACGGCGACTGCTTTGACAAGAAGCCTACGCTTTGGAAGAGAATTTTTGGCGCATAACGCCTTAGTTAAACAGGCCGGTGCTTTTCCGGCTCTTTTTGAATGACTTGTTATAACGATTTTTAACCGAGGATATACAAAATGATTGAGACACTTTTAGCACTAATAGCAGTAGTAGTATTATCAATATGGGGCGCAAACCAATGCTGGTCATTATTTAGTGATTTAGTTTGCCCGATGTTCGCCTTACTTGGATTTATTGGTTTGCTAGTCTACGCTGCTATGGCGTTTAGCTATTTAGGGGCAGAATACAAGGCCAACATAATAAACGCCGAATACGGAACAAACTATACGCAAGAAGAAGTTTTTTATGCCAGCTCGGTGATTGAAGTGGTTCGTGAGCTTGACAGGAAGCGCCTTGAAGTGAATGGCGATTTAATAACTGGCAGGTAGTTATAACGCCATAGCTAACCAGTGAGGAACGAAATGATCAAAGCGAATGAAGAGACGGGCCAAGTTGAACGACTTGTTATGTGGCTTAAAGAACAAGGAAAAATCCAAATTTTAACCATGATAGGCTTCTTACCCTTGGTCGTATTCTTAGACTTAGGATTAGATATAATGATTATCAGGGATTTTGGCTGGATTAGAGGAGTAGGATTTATAGCCTCGGTTGTTTTTTATGCCGAGTTTTGCAAGAAATACCGCGACACATAACAGAGAGATCGACGGCGCACCGCGTCCGCTGTATCGAGGTGTTATGCAGAATGCAAGCGCAATTAAATAACGGAGATAACATGAAAACACTAGAAGAAGTACAAGCGCAGTTTGAGAGCAAAGATAAGTCTGGCCACGAGGTTAATATACTTGCTTGCCATCACGGTCAGGAATACCCAATAATTGCAGAAGTTAAATATGGCGGTGGTTGGTCACCTAGTCAGTACGCAGAAGACGGCACAGTTCCCGGTGGGGAGCCGCTTAGTTGTAACTTAATCAAAAAACGCCCTCACCTACCTAAAGACATACTGTGTGAGGTTTGGGACAATTGCTTCCCCGATGTCAGGCCTAAAGTTTATTCTGATGGGACAGGTTTATTTTTTATTAGTGGAGCTAACTCTGCTTCATCTAGTGGAGCAACAAAATGGGACAACTACCGCGTAATAGAAACCCTACCACAGCCTTGGTTCGGTGGTGATTGCCCTATCCCAGAGGGGTGTGAGTTTAGGGTTAGGGTTGGTGGCATATGGTTTCCTGGCGAGGAAGATAGAACTGCCCACTCATGGGAGCTTGTAAACCGCATAACCGCATATCAAATACTAGGCGAGAAGGAGAGTAAGTAATGTTGATTCAATTGTGTAATTTAGGCCGTGACGCAGAACTGCGATACACACCTGGCGGAAAAGCGGTGTGCAATTTGGCGTTGGCGTACAGCATCGGGTGGGGCGATAATAAAAAAACCCAGTGGATTGACGGCGCTCTATGGGGTGATCGTGCCGAGAAGTTGGCATCTCACCTAACCAAAGGATCGAAGGTTTTAATTTACGCTGATGACGTGGAGCTGGAGGAGTACCAGAAAAACGGCGGCGGCACAGGTAGTAAGCTAAAGTGCCGAATTAGCAACATAGAGTTTGCCGGTAATGCGCAGCAACAAGGCCAACAAGCCCCGGCACAACAGCAGCAAGCGCCCAAACCAGCACCGGCACAGAATGCGCCAGCTGGGTTTAATAACTTTGATGACGATATCCCTTTTAGATAAATCCCCTTGTAGCCGCAAGCAGAAGGCGGTATGCTCTTGGGATGTTAAATATAAAGGGCAATAGTGATGAAGGTTTGTTTTAAGTGCGGTGCTGAGAAGCCATTGAGTGAGTACTACAAGCACGCTCAAATGGCTGATGGCCACTTAAACAAATGCAAAACATGTACAAAGAAAGACTCGACAAAACATAGGGACGCTAACTTGGAAAAGATTAGGGCTTACGACAGGGTAAGGGGAAACAGGCAGTCGAAGGAGTATTTTTGCTCATATAGAGAAAGCCACCCTAATAAGTACAAGGCGCACACGATGGTTAATAACGCCATTAGGGATGGGAAGATGTACCCAGAGGATTGTTCGTCTTGCGGTGGCAATGAAAGCCCTCACGCACACCACGACGATTATGCAAAGCCACTTAACGTGCGCTGGCTATGCCCAGTTTGCCACTCTCAATGGCACAGAGACAACGGGCCGGGGATAAATGGATGAAAATCACAAAAGCAGAGATAGAGGCAGTAGTAACGTACAATCCTGAAACCGGCGATCTAGTATGGAAGGATCGCACAGCAGAGCAGATACCATCGGCGCATCTTAGAGGCTTATGGAATGAAAAATTTGCTGGCAAGCATGTTGGCCGCTGTAGATCAGGCAAGGGTGATATAAGGATTAATATAGGTCGTAATTATATTTACGCTCGCAGGGTTATATATGTTCTGATGACGGGCAAGGAGCCTAGTGGGCGCTTATCTCACAAAGACGGCGACAAGGATAATTTACGGTGGTCTAACATAGCATGCTTTAAGGGAAAGAAGCCGAAGCCAAAAGAGGCGCATATAGAAAAGCAATGGTTTAGTCATAGCGACGTAGCAAGGGTTATGGCTGGCAAGGTGCAATCAATGGGGGTTTAAAAGTGCAGGAATACATACTTGCAAAAGTTGTGAAGCATACCGAGCGCGTAAAAGTAGCAGCAAGTAATTGGGATGATGCAAAAAAAATACTGCGCGATCCTAACACCAAATTTGAGAGCGCTTCCGGGGAGGTGATTATTTGCGAAAGCATAGAGTACGTTGGTGAATTATGAGTCGATGACTTGTTGATGAGAAGACGTGCATTCATATCGCTAGAGATAATCACTATGCTATTCATTATTGCAAACACTATTAGGCATTGGAATGATATGTTCGCTGGCTAGCATATAGCCAAACTACTGGGGTTCCGGTGGTAGCGAAAACGGCGAATCTTTGCAGCCGTATATGCAAGCAAAGAGCCGAGTACATTAAGGTCGAGCCAGGCCACTAAAGGGCGGTTAAATAATTGGGCTAAGATTAGTGCGCGCCTGCCATTGCGCGAGTGGATAAAGTGGATGGCATAACGCCCGATTGTAAGCGGTGCAGCTTTTGCATCCGATTGACAAACTTGTTAGCTGTGGAGGCTGATATGAAGACTACAGAAGTTTTATATGAAGATTTATACGCCCGCATTATCCGTATGAAGAAAGAAATTGAGAGTGCTGAGGGCTGCTTAGCTGATCGAGATTTTTTACAGTGTGCTGTTCGTCTACAGCAGGCAGGAGGCGAAACTGCATTTGATAATTTACATTTAAATATTATGGATTCAATGAGCGGAACTGACAGTTAACAGAGAGATCGGCGGCCACGTCCGCTGCATCGAGGTGTTATTGCTATACAGGTAGTGCGAATAGGTATAGAAAACAGCAAAAACCATACATAAGGGGAAATTATGATAAGTACAGCAAACTTCCACCCTAGTTTTGATACAAAATTGCTTTGCACATGCGGTCATCTTGACTGTGACGAGCGCAGTGTTAGCCAAGAGCACCTAGATCGAATCCAGTCTGTCCGAGAGATTGTCGGCCACGGCCTTATTGTCACATCGGGTGGACGTTGCCCTAATCACCCCAGTGAAAGACACCGCACCACGCCAGCCGACCACCAGAAGCAACAAGGTTGTGATGTTGCGGCCAATGGCGGCTTGAGGGGTAATCTCGTAAAAGCAGGCATTATGGCAGGGTGTAATGCCATCGGTGTTGCTAAGGCGTTTGTCCACCTTGGCTATAGAGGCGAGTTGCCAGCCGGTCATGTAACAATGTGGGTCTATTGATCCCATGATTGTAAGCAAGGCCGATGGGTAGTAAAATACACCAATTCAATAGCGAAGTTTTGGGTATACATTGGAAAGCATAGATTCAGGAACGATTAGTATTGTCATATCAGTGCTGACAGGCGCGGCGGCTATAATCTGGCAAGCGTCAAGAATTAAGGCCAATGTCGATACTCATGGCAATGCTATCGGCGAGCTAAAGCGTAGGCTTGATGCAAATGACACAGCAATAACAGAGCATCATGGCCGAATATCAAGGCTAGAAGGCGGTTTTGTTGATTTAAAAAGGGGTGGAGCGCAATAATGTTCCTAACTGCGCTCGAAGACTTCGACTACAAACCCTATTACAAAGATGGTGAGCTAGTACGCGGTAAAGTGGTTACGCAATCGACTCTAGTGTGGAGCCTTGAAGGCTTAGGGAAAATTACTGTTCCATCTGGCTTTGTTACCGATCTAGCATCCCTCCCTTGGTTTACATTATTCTTATTTAAGCGGCTAGGTAAGCACCAGCGCGGCGCTGTGTTGCACGACTATTTATACCGCACTAAATGGTTCACAAAAACATACACCGACAAGCAGTTTAATATAGCTATGAAGCAAGACAATGTAGCCCGGTGGCGGCGCAATCTTATTATGAGTGGCCTGGCTGTAGGCGGCTGGGTTGCTTGGGCAAAAAACAAATCAATTGAAATAGCAAAGGTATAATCATGGGGAACAAGTTTGTTTTAAAGTCAAAAACAATCCTTGGCGCATTACTAACATTCGCTATTGCCGCTCTCCCTCAAATGGGTGTGAGCTTTACTGGTGAAGACGCTGCGCTAATCTCAAGCGGTATTGACCAGCTAGCTATTTTGGCGACCACCGGCCTCACTATTTACGGTCGATATAAAGCCGACACGCAGGTTGTCACTACTCCACAATGAAAATAATTCTTATCGCTATGCTCGTTTTACTGTCTGGATGTGCAGAATACAGTGCATTGATCGCAGTCAATGGAGCGGAGGCATCTGACGCAACGCTAGAGTCGGCAGAGTGGGCGTTATGCAAAAGCGCAACAGGCGGCGCATTGGAGCGTCGTTACAACCTGTTTAGCGACCCAGGCAGCCCGAAAGCTCAAGGCTGGGCTATGCCATGGCGCTAAGTAAAGTAAGGCTAGATCCAGTCGAGGGGGTGTTTAGCCTGCGATGCTATAAAGATGCTGGAAATTCCTTTGTGCCATTAGGTAAAGAGGGCCGGGAGTATTGTGCTGTTGGCACCATTACAATTGCTGGGAATACCGCTATTGGTACGGCGTTGAATGGTGATATTGATGACCCGCAGCTATGGGTTGATCTTGATGCTGAGCTACGAGAGAAGGGTGTGACGACACTGCACTGGCAGCGGCACAAGAATGGCCAAGTAATGAACAAAATAAGGCGAATTAAACCGTGAGCATATCAAAGTCTATATCAAGGCCAATTGCGTGCCCGATATCTATTGGTATTAGCTCAGAATACGGTGGCGGAGCTGCACTTCCTGCTTACAACCCTGCATTCTGGCTAAACAACCTTGGCCTAAGTAACCAAGCTGCTGCCAGCACTCGCACCTCAACTGCTACAGCATGGGATCATGAAGGCGTATTAGTCACAGGTGAAGCTGGTGAGATCATGCTGGATGGTGGGCGTAGGGAGCAGAACTTCCTATCGAATTCAGGGGATTTTACACACACTGACTGGCGGTTTGAGGCCGGTAAAGAGGGGGTGGCAACCTACAATGTGGAAGACGCATTAGGGGGCAACGCTGGCCTGCGGCTAGAAGCTGATGTGGGTAGAACCATTTTTGAGCATACACCGGTACAGGGGGGTTTTACACAAGGCAACACCCTATCTCACGCAGTCTGGATAAGGCGAGTAGCAGGGGCAGGGTATATAAAATACCGCAGGCCGGATAACAGCCCCACAACTCTGACCGTCACAAGTGCTTGGGAGCTGTTTCAAACTACGTCAGGGCCGCTAATAGCTAATGACAACTCCTACTGGAGTATAGATATAGAGTTTGGGGTCACGATTGATATATGCTTCCCGATAGGCAGTGATGTTACAGGCCGAAGCAACACAGCCCCACCAGACTACATAGACTCAGAAACCGACTACGGCTACGGCGTAAACGGTGTTAAGTGGTACAGCACAACTAACGGCAACACAGAGTCAGGAGGCGTAGTCACAGAAGCCCCCGGTGTAGCGATAGACCCAGTACCGCAAGTATTGATGCAGCCGCAGAGAACTAACTCGGTAATTAATAACTGTTTTAGTGAGTTAGGCGGCGGCGGGGCCGATGTTTTTTCCGGTTGGAGTGAGACGGAAGTAGGAGGCTCACTAGTCACGCAGGAGGTAAACGATGTACCTGCTGGATCGCTTACCGCTCTGCGATTTGATGTGTCGGCGTCAATAGGATTGGTGAGTGTCGGGCAAATATCGAGATTGTACGTGGGGGTTGGTGGTATTTCAGTCCTGTCTGCGATGATTAAGTCTGGTAATACTAGCGGCTTGAAATTCGAGATAAAGTCTGACGACGGCTCCGGCGGTAGCGTGGAGTATTTGAATTCTACTGGCACAGCGTGGCAAGCAGGTTACGCGGAGTTTATACCCAGCGACCTCCCGCCAGTGTGGGGGAAGAGGGGGTACACCATTCCTGCCACAAACGCTGGTAGAACCCATGTCAGCCTGCAAAGAGTGGCCAGGGGCTACTTGGCTTCCCTTACTCACCTAATAACAGCCCTCCAGCTAGAACCCGGCCTAGTAGCAACCACACCAATACAAACAACTACCGCACCAGTTACGCGGGATAATGATTTAATTGAAGCAGATAATTGGGACGGTATAGCAGATCACACCGAAGGGCTGTTGATTTATAAGATTAAGCTGGGTGCGGATTTAGCTGACACCGCTGGCACTTACATCCGAGCGGGGTCAGCAAGCAATGAGTTGGTCGATGGCTATGCAGCAACGTCTGGACTTGAGTCTTACGATGGCACTAATACCTCTCAAGTAACATCGGGCGGCCTAGCAGGAGAGGAAATCACAGTTGGGGTTATCTGGTCAGCAACTTACAACAAGTTTGTAATTGGCTACTACGACCCAACTACCGCAGCATTCGTCTGGGGCAGCGAGAAAGCTTTCAGCTCCTGGACTTCCGGTGCAGCGTTGAAGCTAGAGATCGGCTACGACACTGACGAACCGTTCACGCAGCGCAGCTTGCTTATGTACAAAGGTATGCCACCAGCCACTACAGCTTTTAGCGACTCTAAGACATGGGTAGAAGCGGAAGCAGCTAACGAAATCTTAAAGTATGAGGGTTAAGCAATGGCTAGAGCACCTAAAGCAGCAAATCCACAGCAAGCCTCTAAAGTAACTAAGGCAGCCATTATTGTAAAAAGCTCTCGTCCACCGAAAGCTAAAGATCACCCTGTGTTCAACACAGCACATCCCTCTGACTACGGTCGTGCTCGTGCAGCCTTAGCAAGAATAAACCGGCATGGCGTAAGACTAACCCCGGCTGAGATAAGGGCGGTTATAGGTGAAAGTGCTGGAGACTTATACAAGCACGAAGCAACTCGAAGGATTCTAGCTCTATGAAATACTCAATAGTTGCGGAGACACCAGAAGAGCTAGACGTTACCGCAGTTGATGAGAATGGCGATTTTGTAATTGGTGACGATGCAATACAGACGCTTAATGACATAGGCGCAATATGGCCAGCCTCCCCTGCTATCAGTAGTCTTATTGTAGGGGGAAGAAAGATAGTTTACCTGTTGGTATTTATTGGCAGCACAGACCCAAAGTTTTCCCTAGATGCTGTTATTGAGCTAAACGGTTTAGACTGGCAAATATTGATGGGTCAGACATTCGATAAGCAGTTAGTCGGTGAAGGCGAAGAAGCCACTTACGAAGCGCTAAAGATCATGGAGCCGGACGAGGCTAGACTGTTCGAGTTCATCCCTGACCGCTTCCTTGATGAAGCACAAACAATCATAGATCCAAATAAGCACGTTAACTGGGTATCACTTTATTCAGGCAACACTAAATGGCGGGCAGCCGAGGTATAAATCATGACGCAAGCAATAAGCGCAACAACAAGCGCCGATACATCATTAGAGTTTAGAGTTACAGGCCGGTTCGGCGTAACCGTGGCAGCGTCAAGCCTTGGCGCTAGTGAAGAGATCGCCGTTGAAATTGAAGTAGGCGGAAGCTATGAGGCTACTGAAGTGGTGTTGACTGCAGATATACCAGCATTGGTGGTTGTTGGTATCGGGAAGTACCGCATTAACAAACCGGTGACAGCAGGTGCTGTGGCCGTAGAGGTTCACGACACAGCGTAAATAAATAAATAAGGCCGGGGGCTTTATGGAAGGTTTAAATACAAGACAGCAAGAGTTCGTTAATCAACTGCCGCTTTGTGATTTCAATGGAGCAAAGGCGGCAGAGAGGTCAGGTTATAGCGCGAAAACAGCAGCGGCTGCCGCCTCTCGGTTGTTAAGAAATGTTAATATCCAGAAAGCACTTTCTGAATCCGCTAAAGCACGAAGCGAGCGCACGAAAATTGATGCTGATTGGGTACTGACCCGGCTAGCTAAAGAAGCAGATGCTGACATGGCAGACATATACTCAGATGACGGCGGGTTAAAGCCTGTTAGTCAGTGGCCAAAGATATGGCGGCAAGGGTTAGTTACAGGGATTGATAGTCATCAAGAGTATGATTATGTCGATGGCGAGAAGATCCCTGCCGGGGTTGTGCAAAAGATCAGAATATCAGATCGAGTTAAGCGGCTGGAGTTGATAGGCAAGCATGTCAAAGTACAGGCGTTTGCTGATAAGGTTGTTGGCGGTGTAGATGTGAATCATATTATGCCGGTGCCTAGCGCATCAAGCGTCGAAGACTGGGAGCAAGAGGCGAAAGCTTTTAACGAGTCGAGTGAAGATTGACGCGCAAGATTGCATGGAAGCCGCTACCAGGATCGCAGTGCCTTGCGTTGAGCTGCCCTTGCGATGAAATACTTTACGAAGGCACTAGAGGCCCAGGCAAGACAGCGGCGCACCTTGCGAGGTTCAGGGCGCGTGTGGGGCTTGGATATGGTTCATTTTGGCGGGGGATTATCTTTGATCTCGAATATAAAGACCTTGCTGACCTTATTGTCCAGTCGAAGCGTCTGTTTTATGCGTTTAATGATGGGGCGAAGTTTCTAAGTTCAGCGCAAGAGTTAAAGTGGGTCTGGCCAACTGGTGAAGAGCTGTTATTCAGGCATGGCAAGTCAGAAGATGATTACTGGGGGTATCATGGGCAAGAGTTCCCGAGCATTGGGTTTAACGAGCTAACAAAGCAAAAAGATGACGGGCTTTATTCCGCTATGTTTTCTTGTATGAGATCATCGTTTAGACCTGAAGACTACCCGTTGCCCGATGGGTCTCTATTGCCCCATATCCCTCTTGAAATGTTTAGCACTACTAACCCGTTTGGAATTGGTCATTCATGGGTAAAGAAAAGGTTTATCACTCCAGCGCCGCGCAACACAGTCCAGCGGCACAAACAAACTGTATTTAACCCGCAAACAGAGCTTGAAGAAGAGATCACACTTACAAGGGTGGCTATTCATGGTTCGTGGCGAGAAAACCCGTATCTAGACCCGAAATATATCGCCACGCTGATGGCGATAAAAGACCAAAACAAGCGAAAAGCGTGGGTTGATGGGTCGTGGGATGTAACGTCTGGAGGAAGGTTTGATCATCTATGGGACGAGTCGATGCATACAGTTAGCCCGTTTAAAATACCGCCATCATGGCGCGTGGATAGGTCGCACGATTGGGGGGAATCGAAGCCGTTTTCTAATTTATGGTGGGCGGAGTCAGATGGCACGCCGGTAGAGGTTGACGGTGAGCAGGTAAAGTACCCGGCTAGAACGCTGTTCCTGATTGGCGAGTGGTATGGGTGCCCTGTTGATGAGCTAAACACAGGTTTAAAAATGTCATCGACTGACGTGGCGAAAGGCGTGAAGTGGGTAGATGAGAGGATGGTAGGGTCTGCACTGGTAGCGCCTGATAGCATTGGTCGTGGCGAAGCGAATATCACGCCTAATTTGTGTGCTAAAATACTACCTGGGCCTGCTGATTCGTCGATATATAATACCGGCGATAACGAGCTATCCATTGGTGAGAAGATGGAAAAGCAAGGGGTGCGATGGAAGCACTCAAACAAAAAGCCAGGGTCTAGGATTAATGGAGCGGCGTTGTTTTGCGATATGCTCGAAGCGTCGTTAAAGGTTGGCGAGTCTGGGTTGCCAGAAGATCCGGCGTTTTATGTGTTTAATAATTGCCGGGGCTGGATTGGAAGAGTTCCTATTCTGTCGAGAGATACAAAAAACCTCGACGATGTAGACACAGCGGCAGAAGACCATGACTGGGATGCAACACGCTACAGGGTGCTTGATAATGAGCGGCCAGCGATGAGACTCAACTTAAAAGTGATTAGCTAATGGCAGACGTTTCTTTTACACACCCGGAATACAAGGCGGCACAGTACAGGTGGGCTGTTGTCGATGATGCGTGCAGTGGCCAAGAGAAAATTAAGAGTGAGGGAGAAAAGTACCTCCCTAAGCTCAATGACGTAGAAGACAGTGCAGAGTCGAATAAACGCTATGAGCGATACAAGGCTAGGGCGGTATTCTACAATATCACAGGGCGTACTAAAGATGTTTTAACAAGCGCGGCTTTTAAGGTTGCCCCAGCGTCCAATTATCCTGCTTCAGTGGACTACATAACTCATAATATCGACGGGTCTGGTGTGAGCTTAGATCAACAGGCTCACAGTGTTTGTGCTAGCGTACTTAAATCGGGCCGTCATGGGCTGCTCGTTGATTACCCAGTAACAGAAGCGCCGGCAAGTAGAGCTAAGATTGATTCAGGCTTAATCCAATCGACAGTTGTTAGCATTGATAAAGACCAGATTATCAACTGGAGCACTGCCAAAGTCGGTGCAAAGATTGTGCTGGTAATGGTTGTTATTGCTGAAAGGGTTGTCGAGACTTCCGGCGATGGGTTTGGTAAAACATATGTCGATCAATGCCGTGTTCTAAGGCTCACCGATGGTCGGTACACGCAAGAATTATGGCGCAAGAATGGAGAGGGCGTGTGGTTTGTTCACGCGGAAGCATTTGAGATAAAAGATAGTGGTGGCGGCTCTTGGGGTGAAATTCCTTTTGTATTTGTTGGGTCGGTTAATAATGACAGCCAAATAGACCCGTCGCCGTTATATGACATGGCTGAGATCAACATCGCACATTATCGTAACTCGGCAGACTATGAAGACGGTGTTTTTTATGCGGGGCAGGCACAACCGTGGATGGCCGGATTAGATGAAGAGTGGCGCGATTGGATGCAAGACCAGGGTGTTTATATTGGTTCGCGCGCACCTATCCTGTTGCCGGAGGGTGGGCAATACGGCATAGCTCAGGCTAGCCCGAACACGCAAGCAAAAGAGGCTATGGATCAGAAAGAAAGCCAAATGGTTGCCCTTGGTGCTCGGCTAATACAACCAGGGTCGGCTGTTAAGACGGCAACAGAGGCGCAAGGCGAGCAAGAAAGCAACCACTCTGTATTGTCATTGGTATCTGTAAACGTATCAGACGCCTACACCAAAGCAATAAATTGGATGCTGCGTTTTATGGGCGGAGGTGGGGAGGCTTATTATGCGATGAATACAGATTTTAACCGCTCAGAGCTTAGCGCTGATGTGATGACAGGGCTGTCAACTATTTTTAACACAGGCCAGCTTCCGAAGTCTGATATGTGGCGAGCAATGCGCCGCACTAATTTGATCGAGCCGCAAAAGACTGACGAAGAGATAAAAGACGAACTGGAAGGGCAAATGGTGGGGGCAGATGGCGCAATCACTCCAGCTGATTGAGCAGTCAATTCGCCATCAAGTGATGCTTGAGCGAGTGAAATCAAAAGAGGCTAATCAGTATGCTAGCTTTTTGTTGGACATGGATCGCTCAATTAGACTGAGGCTATCTGCTGACGATTTAACAGAGTTCTCGCGTGTCAGGCTTGAGCGGCTGATTGCATCTATAGAGTCAGACATGTCTTTGATATACGACAACTACTGGAATGATCTTAGCGGCAGCCTAGCTGAGATTGGTGAATATGAGGCGGCCTTTGAGTCGAAGTCATTGAACCAAGTTCTTGAAAGTTTTGAGACTGTCGCGCCTGGCGTAGAGCAGGTCAGGGCGGCAGTATTCACAAGGCCGCTATCGGTAAGCGGCCATGACGGCGGCAAGCTTTTGGAATCGTTTTACAGGGATTGGACAACCACAGAGAAGAATAGAGTTACCGGCGCGGTGAGAAAAGGGTATTTTGAAGGCAAGACAAATTCCCAAATGATAAAAGATATCAGAGGCACAAAGGCTAACAACTATCGTGATGGGCTGCTTGCAATAAACAAACGCAATGCTGATGCCGTGGTGAGGACGTCAGTTCAGCACACGGCGTCTATGGCTCAACAGGCAACATGGGAAGCAAACAGTAATGTGGTGATTGGTGTTCGCTGGATTTCCACGCTAGATGCCAGGACTACGCAGGTCTGCAGGTCACTTGACCAAACGGTCTACCCGTTAAAATCAGGCCCACGACCGCCGATACACATCGGGTGCAGGTCGCGCACTGTCGCAGAGCTAGATGGGCGCTTTAAGTTTCTTGAGAAAGGCGCTACAAGGTCGAGCATGAGCGGCCCTGTTGGCGCTAGCCAAAGCTATTACTCATGGCTTAAAAGCCAGCCAGCATCATTTCAGGACGCGGCTATAGGCAAATCTAGGGGCAAGCTGTTAAGGAGTGGTGGTTTATCGTCAAAACGCTTTGCAGAATTGAATATAGGCAGGAATTTTGCGCCATTAACACTGGCGGACATGAAGAAGCTCGAACCGCTCGCATTTTCGCGAGCTAACTTATGATACGGGGTATCAAATGCTAAATTACAAAATAGATTCACTAGAAGGACTTGATGAGAATATTGCCGGACTTTACGAGAAGAGTGGTGATAAATTCATTCTCGGCGTAAAGGGCATGGATAACGGCGACGACTTGGCCGGGCTAAAGCGCCAGGTGGAAACGCTAATGAGCGAAAAGAAAGACACCGAACGCAAAGCAAAGGATGCGCAAGAGGCCGCTGACGATGCTATCCGCGAGGCGGCAAAGAAAAATGGCGACACTGAGGCGCTGGAGGCATCATACAAGGAAAAGCTAGCCAGTATTGAGTCTGGTTACAAGGACGAGATCACCGCCCTTAACAGCGCTGTGGGCGTGATGACTATTGATAATGTAGCTGGTACAATTGCCGGAGAGATCGCGGTGCAAGGCTCGTCTGATATACTGATGCCGCACCTTAAGGCTCGGCTAGCAACAGAGAAGCGTGACGGCAAATACACGACGGTTGTTCTAGGTAAAGATGGCGGGCCTAGCGTGCAGACAATTGACGATCTCAAAAACGAATTTCTAAACAACTCGGCATTTTCGCCGGTTGTAATTGGAAGTAAAGCGTCCGGCGGTGGGGCCAATGGACAGAACAGCGCAGGCGGGGCTTCTGTGCAAACAATTAAGCGCGGTCAATTTGATGATATGAGTCACGCTGAAAGGCGGACATTCTTCAAAGAAGGCGGCAAAGTAGAAAATTAAAGGTAATAAATTATGGCTAATGTACTAACAGACCTCGCCGCGGATATTTATAAAGCGGCTGACACAGTAGGGCGCGAGTTAACCGGCGCTGTATCCTCCGTTATCGTAAATGGCGATGGATCTGAGCGTGCGGCACTGAATGACACAGTACGCTCTCACTTCACTCGACAACCTTCAGGGTCATCTCCTATTGCTGAGAGCATGACAGTGCCAGAGGGCGACGATCAGACTATTGACACAAAGACCGTATCCATCACAAAAGCCCAAGCTATTCAGGTGCCTTGGACTGGTGAAGACATGCGCCACGTGAGTAATGGCGCCGGGTTTGAGACTATTTACGGCGATCAGATTGCGCAGGCTATGCGCACCCTGGCCAACGAAATTGAATTCGATATGCTGACGGAGTTATACCAAAACGCATCACGCGCATACGGTACGGCTGGCACCACGCCTTTCGGCACAAACTTCGACGAAGTGGCAAACATTCGGCAGATTCTTGTTGATAATGGCTGCCCTGTTGACCAGTTGACTATGGTTATGAACACCACGGCCGGTACAAGCCTTCGCAACCTAGCCCAACTCCAAAAGGCTAACGAGGCAGGCAGCGCTTCATTGCTTCGACAGGGTGTATTGCTTGACCTTCAGGGTATTGCCCTTAAAGAGTCGGCCGGCGTTCGAAGCCACACCAAAGGCACAGGCACAGGCTACTTGGTAAACAATGGCGCTGGTATCTTGGCTGGCGGGACTGCTATCGCAAGTGACACTGGCTCCGGCACTGTATTAGCTGGCGATGTTGTTACGTTTGCCGCAGATTCAGCCAATAAATACGTTGTTAACACTGCGTTAAGCGGCGGGTCGTTTGCTATTGGTGATAATGGCGCACAAGTCGCTATCGCTGATAACAACGCCATCACAGTTGGTGACAGCTATGCGGCTAACGTTGCCTTCCGTCGCACGGCTGCCGAGCTTGTTATTCGACCCCCTGCCGTGCCTAATGGCGGCGACTTGGCTGATGACGCCATGATCGTGCAAGACCCGTGGTCTGGGCTGACGTTTGAGATTCGTGTTTATAACGGCTATCGAAAGCGCATGTTTGAAGTCGCTGCAGCATGGGGTGTTAAGGCGTGGAAGCCTGAGCACATCGCGGTACTGTTGGGCTAAACCTATACGGCGTGCCTTCGGGCACGTCTTTTAGCGGGTGTTGTTATGGCTACTAAACCAAAGTTAGTAAAGATGGAAAAGCAGGAAGGCGATGATATTAATTACGCTGACGTGCATGAAGATGAAGTTACTAATTACTCAAGCGGCGGCTGGGTTAAATGCAAGACTAAAAAGACCGCAAAATGACGATCATTGTCGAAGATGGGTCTCAGGTCGCGGGGTCGAATAGTTATACATCGCTAGCCGATGCACGAAGTTATGCGCTTGCCAGGGGTGTTGTCTTGTCGGCTATTGATGCTGACCTTGAGGCTCAAGTTTTATTTGCAATGGATTACCTTGAGTCGTTTTCATTGCGGTTTAAGGGTTGCCGGTATAGCCGCGATCAGTCGCTTTCATGGCCCCGCATGGGGGTTGTTATCGATGGTTGGCCTTGGTCGGGCATCGAGATACCACGACAAGTTATAACCGCACAACTGGCGTTAATCGTCGAGATACATCAAGGCGAAGACCCTTATAATCCGTCAAGCGCGGCATTGCCTGTGGTTAGGGAAAAAGTGGAAGGGGCTGTTGAAGTGGAATACGCGAACCCAGCAACAGCATTTAAGGTTGGTAAAACCCAGCAATCAAGCACCTTGATTCGCATGTTGTTAAAGAATAGCGGATTGTTCGCGATAAGGTCTTAGCATGGGCTTCTATGACGGTATGGCAGAAACAGCGGCCAAGCTTATAGAGAAGTTTGGCGCTGACGTTGTATTTCAAAGCACAAGCGCCGGCACGTTCGACCCGGTGATAGGCGAAACGGTTGGCGCTATCACCACTGAAACAACGACGAAAGGCATACAAAAAAGATACAAATCATCGCAGATAGATGAGACTCGGATAAAGACCGGAGACAAGCTGTTCGTGATTGATAATAGCTACAAGCCTGACATGAGCGACACGGTAAAGGTTGGCACGCAGTACTGGAATATTATTGACATTGAAGAGGTGACCCCAGCAGGTGTCCCGCTGGTTTGTTTCGTACAGGTGCGCAAGTGAGCTTTGAAAGCGACCTTAAAGACTTCGAGCTAAAATTTGACAGCGCGAGCAATGATTTTGTGCAAGGGGTTGAGATCTCGCTGTTTCGTTCTGTGATTATGGACACGCCCGCAGATACCGGTAGGCTGGCAGGTAATTGGCAGACAACTACAGCAAACCCGGCGGTAGGCGAGCTTGATACGCTAGACCCGACAGGTGGGGCTACTGTTGATAAAATGACTAGCTTTGTATCCGCGTTAAAAGGCGGCCGCGTAACCTTTCTCACTAATAATCTACCCTATGCCCAGCGCATCGAATACGGCCACTCAAGAATCAAAGCACCAGAAGGCATGGTCAGAAAGAACGTGGCACGCTTCAAAAGCATTGTTAAAGATATGGCCGTGGAGCATAAGGTATGAGCCACAAGATCGACTCATCGCTAGTGCAGGCCTTTATAGATGGTGCTTTTGGGCTTGAAGTAGCACATGAAAACAAGGCTCATGACCCTGTGCCTGGAGCGCCGTGGTGCCAGTTGTTTATTTTGCCCAACCAACCAAAAGTTAATACAATGGGTAGCGGGGGAGAAGACTTAATTACCGGGTTTATGCAGATTAATCTAAACTACCCGGTAGGCGATGGCGATGGCGAAGCAAAACAAAAAGCAACAGAGATTAGAGATTATTTTTACGCTGGCAGGGTTTTCACCTATGCCGGCGAAGACG